AGTCTGCATTTGTACCTAGGGCAGTTACTCCAACTTTATTAATAGCATCCTCAAGCTGTCTAGAAGATGCTGTACCGTTCTTGATTGCATTTGTAAGCCTTCCACCTAAAGCACTTGAAAAGTTGTCTACGCTAGTCCCTGTAGCTTCAAATAAGGTGTTTAATTGTCTAGTAGATTTAGCAATGTTATCCTGTTCTTGATTAACGATAGATAATTTCCCTTTTAAACCATCTAATACACTTTGAGTTGCTACAAGTTCACGATTAAAGGCACGATATTGTTCCTCAGATATTTTCCCTTGTGCAAATTGCTGATCAACTTGGGACTGCGCTTCTTTTAGCTGATTTAATTTTTGCGTAGTAACTTGAATTTGATCAGCTAAAAGCTTTTGTTTTTGAGCTAACAATTCTGCATTACCAGGATTAAATTTTAGAAGTCGTTCAACGTCTTTTAATTCAGTTTGCAACTTTGTACTCTGCTTATTTACATCTGATAATGCCTTTTCTAAACCTACTGTATCAGACCCTATTTCTATCGTGATACCTTTGATTTTATTACTACCTGCCATATCCTCACCCCACTTTCAAACAAAGAAAAAAGCACCCTATAAAAGAGTGCTTAAAATGAATCAAAATCAGATTGTGTAGCTTTTCTAGCCTTTTGTTTAGGTGGTTTTTGCATATCTATAAACTCATGAATATAGTCCATACACATTCCAATTGTCATATCTTCTAGATCGTTTCTTGTTAACTTGCATTTATAACAAAGAGCAAGGAACAGTTCTGTGGAAAACTCTCCATCATTGTCCGTTCCTTGGTCATCATCATTTATTTTTTTTTAGATTGAATAGTTTTCTGAATCATTTCCATTAGTTCTGGAATGACATCTAACATTGGAAATTCATCGAAAGAATCCAACCATTCTAATGGTTCAGGTATCTCCTCATTAGCTGTTTTTGCTAAGGTCCATGCGATATTATAAAAGACCTCAAAGTCTAAACCCTCGAGGTCATCTGCTGAGAAATCATCATCTTGTATTTTGTTTAATTTATCAAGTACACCTAGTTTCATGATTTCTGTAAAATAATCTTTTCCGAATTGAGACTTGAATCGAATAGGTGTTGCCCCTGTTGATTTAAACTTTATTTTTTTACCATCTATAGTAATTGTTTTTTCCATACATTCTCACCTCTTAAATTGAATTCATTCAGCCCCCTTATGCTGCCGGAGTTTTTTCATAGACTTTTGTATACCAAGCATCATAAACAGATGCAGGAGTTGCGACAGTGGTCTTGGTTTTAACCATTGGTTTACCGTTGATTTCTAAAGGACTAGCTACAAAAGTTAATTCATTTGGATTAGGTTCAGCTGAACTTTCTTTTGTTTTTGATCCTACAGTTGGACGATTAGCAGTGCAATTGTATAGAACATGGCGAGTAGCTTTTACATCACCATCAAATTCAAACAGGAGTGCAAATGGTTTCCCTTTAGCATCCGCTAATTCATTCAATACCATATCGGTTTCGTCCTTTTGTTCACCTAAAGCATCAATGGCAAATTGTTCGATGATATTCGCAATTGACAATGTACCATCGTACCCTTGGTTATTACTTGCAGAATAAAAGAGCATATCATCTGCATAAAACTCGATCATATCCCCACGTGGTTCCAAGGATAATTCAATACCCCCTGGCATTCTAATAGGAGTTTCAAAAGTGATTTTTCCATTTACTTCGTTGTAAGGAGCATAATAAACATTTTTCAAACCAAATGTTACTTTATTTTCCGGCATATTAAATCAACCTCGCTTCATATATTCTTTGAAATAAATTTTCTGATTCTATAAATGTTTCAGTAGTTTGATAGGATATATCATATTTATCTAGTACTGACTCGAGCTTACTTTCTGCTGATAAGTCCTTCTTTATGGTGTAAAGTTCAATTTGAACATTTTCTATTTTTTGATAGACCTTATTGTCAGCAATATAGTGAGAAGAATACGGTGTCCAATAGCAAATATAAGGTGGATCAGGAACTGGATTATTATCTGTTGGTGTGAAATGTGAATAAGTGACTGGATAACCAGTTTCATCAAGTATTTTTTTCAATTGAACTAAATTCATTGTCTGATCGCCCTCTCCACTCTACTCACATATTCATCTACAATCTTTTCTTCAACTGGTCGTATATGAACCTTTGCTGCAACCCTACCACCACCACGTTTTACATGGCCGTTTTCCAAAAGGTGTGTGAGTCGATAGTTAGGTGCCTTATTATAAATAACAATATTTTTACCAACCTTTTTTCGGGCCCAGCTTTTTGCATAACTACCTGTATCCTTTGGACTTTTTTGCTTTAAAAGGGACACTGCTTCCTTCGTAACATCTTCTTTTATTACTTCAACTTCTTCTTTTACAGACTCTGTATATAAAGATAGTTGTCTAGCAATTTCTTTTGACAGGTCTTTCACCTTAACCATTTGATCACCTTTTTTCCTTTACAAGGATGGTCAATGTTTTGTCCGCTTCATCGTCATTAATTGGCGGTTCGATAATGTCAAATATGCGATTGTTATATTTAATCCTCATCTCTGCTGTAATTCCCTCAGTGTAGTGAATAACAAATCGAGAAGTAATTGTTGCGCGCTCAGAACCTGCATTTACATACTCAGTGCCTTTTAAAGTTTTGATCATTGCCCAGGCCTTTTTGTATTCAATCCATTGAACTTCTTTTTGGCCAAGTTCATCTTCAATTGAAACAGGTTTTAAAAAAGTGATTCGATGTCTAAAGGACCCTGAATTGTAATTAGGATTATATTTAAATGGTTGAATCTGTCTCACCTTCTAGCTTAATTTCCTCAAGAGCTTTATCGATTGCTAAGTTATTAATTTCAGTAAGAAAATTTGTACTAAAGAATTCTAGAGCATCGTTATAAGCATACCTGGAACGTTCAAAAACTAATTCCTTAAAATCAGCATCATTATTAATATCATAATTACCACATCTTTTATTTAAGGCTTTAACAGATGCAGAAAGGATGCGTCTTAGGTTATCATCTTCCCCGTCCCCAAAGTGCATCCTTTCTTTAAATTCTTTTAAAATATCATCGGTGATGCTCATTGACATCACTCCTTATTTTCTTTCCCTGCTTTAGCTTCTTCAAGTTTTTCCTTTAGCTTTTCAAGGCCAGTGTTAGGATGTACGGTAACACCAAATGATTCCAACTCTTTCCTGATAGTGGATTTCTCTTCTTCTTCCGCTTTTTCTTTTTCTTCTTTCTCTTTTAATTCACGAGCCGCTTTTTCTTCTTCAGTTTCTACTTTCTCTATAAAAATCCTTTTATGCTTAGGATGTTCTGCAGATAATTCTTCTATGCGTTCTTTAGTTGGTTCATAACCTTCAACAGGATATTCATCACCTTTGCGATAAACAATATTATTATTCTCTTTATCTCTAAAATCATTAATTACCAGATATGGCATAATACATCATCCTTTCATTAAACTGATGGAGTTGGAGCACTAAATTTAATATCTAAATCGTATACAAGAGCAGCTTTATTATCTTTTGGTTTCCCATTTGCGAATTGTTTAATTGTGTAAAGTGTAGCATCTTCCATAGCCAATGTTTGATCAAACTTTTTAAGTTTATACCCACCAGCAATTGCTGCAATGTATTCTCCTTTAACAAAGAATAATGCCTTGTTCGCTGGAATTTCTTCTGATTCAACAACTTGAATGTTATATGGCAAAGCAGTCACCCATTGACCACTAGATGTTTGGATTGTGTTACGGAATTGTACACCAATTGCATCAATTGGATTTACGACCATAACAATTTTACCGCCAACTTTACGTGATTTGCCTTTTTGATTAGTAGATAGTGCTTTTACGACTTCATAAAGTTCACCAGCAACAATTTCACCATACTCTGAAGGAGCAAATGTTAGTGTACCAGATGATGTTTTGTCTGTTACTGCACCTGTTTCAGCATCGACATTTTTCATTAAACCAATTGGCTCTTGTTGTGCTGATCCACGACCATTCACAAATCCATATTCAAGACCGACTGAATATGTTTCTATAAGTAAAGTACGGACATATCGCTCAACCCATACAGGTCCAAGTTCTAACATGTCATTTGGAATAGCTGCAAATGATGTTAATTTCAATTGCCCGATTTTCTCTGAACGAAATGCAGCATTAACTTGACCACTGATATCTCCAAAAATTTCTTTCCAAGCGTACGCTTTTGTAGCATCGGAATAGATAAACTTTGTAACTGCGCCTAGATCTTGTAACCCCAAAGCATCAAGTAATGGATGAGCGTTTACTAGATCCTCAAATACACGCTCTTGAGTAGTTTCAGGAAGAATAGAATCATCTTTGAAACCTCCATCTTGTACAACTGCATTGAAGAATCTTCGCTCCTCTGAAGTTAATACATTTTGTCCACGAGCAGCTAAAATTTGAGCATCATGAATTTCATTTCGAGCATCGTTTGCAATTTTTTCTGTTAAATCCGTTTGAAGAGCTGTAAACATATCGTTAAATGCATTTTCTAATTGCTCCGGTGTTGAATTTTCATCCTTCACAACATTCATATATGCTTGTTTCTTGGTTTCGAAATTTTCCATTGTACCTTTTAATTTCATCGTCATTTACGATTACCTCCAATTTTTTAGATATTAAAAAAAGCGTCGTCTTTTATTATTTGACGGCACTTGTTCCTGTGGGTTATTCGGTTGTGTCTGTGTCGCGTATTTTGCAACTAATCCGTCCTTGAAGTTTTCAACTTCATCATCTTCATCTTCAAGTTCGGCGATTTCAATTTCATCAGCTACCTTGTCGGCAAATCCTAAAGCAACTGCTTCATCTGCATTTAACCAGGTTTCATCTTTCAACAACTCTGTAAGTTCATCATCATTTCCAACGAAACGATTACGATAAGAAGCTGTTACCGCCTTGTCAATTTTGCGCAAATCTTTGGCAGTTTTTTCAAATACCTCCGCGTTTCCATACTCAAAAGTACTCGCTTGATGAATCATCATCATAGTATTACTTGGCATGATGATTTCATCTCCTGCCATTGCTATGATAGATGCAGCACTTGCAGCCCAACCATCAATATGAACTATTATTTTGGCTTTATGGTTTTTTAAAATATTTCCAATTGCAATCCCATCAAATGCGGAACCACCGCCACTATTGATATGCACATGGATTTCATCAACGTCAGCACTTTCAATTTTTTGCAGAATATTTTCAGCGCTATTTCTCCAACCACCGATATAACCGTAAATAGATAGTTTTAAACCCTTTTCAGCTTGATTAACAATATCAAATCTTTGCTTGAAATTCAGGATTTTATTCAAATCAAATTTGTTCATTATCCTACCTCACCTCCTTCAACAGAATCTGCAGATTGATAGTTTTTCGTAATAACAAACTTATCTAACTCTGGATCATTAGAACGTTCAGCACCAAACAATTCTCTCACCTCATTTCTAGTGAAGGCACCTGATGCAACTAATTTGTCCACCGCTTCTGCATGATCGATTAAATCTTTTTCGGTAATACCTTTAACCTCAATCCGATCTCCCTTTAAATATGCCTTTTGATCGATTAATTTATTATTTAATTCGTCTTTGATTTTCTTTAGCAATGGTCCAATACAGAATTTTATATATGCTTTAATGCTAGTTTCATATTCTGCTAATTCTCCATGAACTAATGCATTGGGTATTCCTAAAATGTTAGCAACATCATCTACCAAGGACCTCTTTAATTTTGTTAGTTCTTCCACAGATTGACCATTGTTCTCTCCGCTATAAACTTCTTCGTAATTAAAACCTTTTAGCATGGGAACAAGTGCAACAGAATTATTTCTAAACGAATTAAATAGCTTATCAATGAAGCTCTGTAATTTGGATCTATTTTTTTCAGTAAGATCTTGTGTGGAGTCCATGCTAACTTTTCCACGTATTTGATTTTTTCTTAAACTAACTTCTATCATTCGACTAAAAAGGTTTGCAAAATCATCAAACATACCATCCATAAACTTTGATAGTTTTTCATTGTTATATGTGAGATAGATTACCTCATCCATATTAAATGAACGTTGGAAAGTATAATCCTTAACAGTTACATCTTTGAAAATGTCTGGATAAACTGCATATTCTACACGAGTAAAACTATCAGCGATTAACAGATCATTATTATCAGTAAGAATCACCAAGACTTCATTTTCATGAATCAATTCATAAATGAATTTTTGCCAAAAGTCTGCGGCAGCTTGGTCAGTGTTAGGTCTTACATTCAATAAATAATGCCAATCATTCATTTGTCGTTTACCGTTTTTCATGATTCTAAAATCAGATTGGCTAATCGTACGGCCAATAAAATTTATACATGTTTCTAAAGCCATTTTTTTCAAATAAGCACGATGAGATGTTTCATAAGTCAGGTCTAAATCAAACATCCATTCTAGTTCGCTATTTCGCTTTAACACATCACTTAACCATCCCATTTACATGATCACCCCCTCCCTAAAAGTTCAAAGCATCTAATGCATCTAATGCATCATCAATATTCACTTCATCTTCAAGAATGTTATCGGCTTGCCATAATGCGTACACAAAAGCTGTAAAACCATCTGTCTTCCTTCGAACTTCATCTTTTTTCAAGAAATCCTTATTCCCATCATTCTTGACCTTGACTACAATGTTATTTGTGTTCCATCTCATTAGTGGATTATCACCAAAAATAATACGTTGTTGAGCAAACAGCATTTCAATTCTCGGTGCAAGTTTTGCATAAATCGCATGTGGATTCTGAATGTATAAGACATGAAATCCTGCATCTTCTAATGCTTGCTTTACAATATCTAAACGGAAGGTATCACCAATAATCGTGTTTAGACCATACTTTTCTCTCATTTCACAGAAATAATTAACCATGTATTTAATATCGATGACTGGTCCATCAAGTAAAGTAATAAGGCCATCTTCTTCCCATTCCTCAATAGGAGGTTTTAATTTAGCTTCTTTTATAAATTCACGTCTTGCAAATTGATGGCTATCCCAAATATAATCATCACCATGTTTAAAGAGGACTCCACAAGCTGTAAAGTCTTTAATATAGGAAAAGTCGATTGCTCCAACACATGTCTTTCCCCTTAAAACGTTATAGGGGATTGGTCGGTTAGTCGCTTCAATATCTTTCCAAGAAGCTACCCTAACCGTATTATCTTCTTGTGGAAGGTTCATCCTTTTAGCCATGAACTCAGGACGTCCAGACGGATCATCTTCTAAATCGAGATATTCATCCATGATCGTATCAAACAATTCTTCAGCGTAAGGACTTCTTGGTTTACTGAACATCGGATTAGCCTTTTCCCAAAGTTCTGGATTGTCCACTTCGTCCTTATTGTCCATTTTGCATATGAAAACAAAACGATTTTTACGCTTGCTTCCACCTCTCAAAATGTCTAAACATTGCTCAATAAATTTATCAAAAAAACCACCACGGACATGACCGTTGGTGGAAATATAAATTCTTCTTCTATGCTTTACTTTACCTAGACCAGAACTCAATGTATTTATAAGTTTGGTATCTTCATATATGTGCCATTCATCAAATATTAAACAACCAGGACGACCACCGTCCTTTGTGTCAGCATTAGAAGTTCGAAACTTAAATTCTGAAAGAGTTGATTTTCCAGTAATTTTAGTTTTGGTCCAAGAGAAAAACTTTTTCATGAGGGCCTTATACTTTTCCTTCACATTATAAACTTCTTTAACAGAAGTCTCTGCTTGGTCTTCACTGTTAGCCACAACATCAACGTTATATCCTTCAATTCCATGACCAGGACTTATGAAGTAATCAGCTAGTCCAGAAATCAAACCGTTCTTCCCATTACCACGAGCAATAACAATTACGATATCTTTATAAAATAATTTATCCCGTTCTTTATATTTAAGAAAAATAAAAGCAATGATAAACTTCTGAAATGGCTCTAATTTGAAATACCACTTCTCTATAAAGTTTATACATTGCTCTATTTGTTCTTCATCAAAGTAAATGTCATCTCTTATAAGAACCTCAGATTCTAAGTGTTTCACTAAATCAATACGCTCTTGATTAAAAATAACCTGGCCTTTTCTCCAAGCTTCAATATAATCATCTACATATTTTTGATGTATCAGTATAAATCACTGACTTCTGGTTCGTCATTATCCTTTTTCTCATCCTTAGGTAGTTCTGGCACATAAAACATTTCAAATTTAATCGAATTTTCAAGAGTAATTAGTGTTTTTGTGAGCTTATTTAATTCATTTAAAGCAGGATTTGTTTTAGTAAATTCTTGACTTGCATTAATAGTTGTTGTCATAACACCAGTTTTATTGATTGCACTTTGCAGCTTTCTAATTTGCTTTACAATCGCAATATACCGCTTTACTTTATCAACTTCTAATAGATCATCTTGATTAATTCGATTCATCAATTGTTTTTCCAAATCAGCTATTTTTACGACTCCACTCACAAAAACACCCCCCTTCTTTTTTTAACCCCCTAATATAGCAGCTGATTTTTCAATTTTTTGGACGAAAGACTCCCCCTTACCGGTGCCCCTAATGAGCATTTTTGCAAAACCTTTTGACCCGGGGGGTACTACCATTTTTCATCATGCTCCCATTTATTTTCCTTGCGGATAAAACCATTTCTAAAATACCTTCCATGCTTTTTGTTATGACAGTTAACACAAAGTGTCTCCAGGTTATCATCCTCTAACGCAAGCTCTGGATATTCCTCTAACTCTTTGATGTGATCCACAACCAATTGAATCTTCTTACGCTTAGCACGTTTACTGTATTCATTTGTATCTATGGATACTTTCCCTTGTCGTTTACATTCCTGGCATTCATAGTTGTCTCTCGCCTTAATCTCTTTACGCTTATGTTTCCATTCCTTCCCATCGTAGAATTTGCGCTTCTGTTCGCGTGTTTTGTATTCAAGCATTACCTACTCCCTCAACGAACAACCGCATGATAGACAATCTTTCATAGCATGCAAGAGTTTACCGTCAGCATAGAAATCATTAGTATCTAACTCTTTACCACAAGATGGACAAACAGATTTATCAATCTGTTCAAGTTCTTCTGCTAATGCATTCATATGCTTAGCAATTGCTTTAAGCTTTGCAACAAAAGTCTTTGAATTAATATCAATAGTTAAGGATCTACCTGCCATATAAAACAACTCCTTAATCTTACTTTTCCTCTACAACAACTGTCGCATTATAAAGAATTATTCTTTTACCATTGAATTCAAACTTTATTTTATCTGAACCAGTTGCACCACCTTTTGAATCTGTCTGGTTTGCAATATCAATCTTTCCTTCATATGTCCTAATCACATTGCCAGCATTATCATACACAGTGACTATCCTATCCAAGCCACCGCCATATTCAGATTTCATATCCTTCTTTGCCCGTTCTAAAGATGAACACCCAGATGAAACAACTACAATTGCAATTAATAAAATTAATAGATTAAAATACTTTTTCATTTCCTTCTCACCCTTCCTCCTACTCTTTTAAACGTGTCACGATTAGTTCCCATAATCTCAGACCAATTAACTTTCTCCTGTTTTGTCTTAGATTTTTCTTTCTGATTTCTAGCCGCACGTCTAAGTTGGTTGAACTTACGAATAGAATCTTTACTCAAATGATCAGCAAGTTTCATTAGTTCACCTTCTTTTTCACATAATAAAAAGACACCCACGAAGGATGTCTTTTTAAATTACATATAACTTGTTCTTGATATTTTTTTATTTAATTCTTTACTTACAAAACTAGTTACATTTCTCTCAATTTTTTTATTATTTGCCACAATGACATCAGCGATTTTTTCTAATAAAGAAGATGAAACACCTTCATGTTCTTTTAACATCTCTATAATTTCTTCTTTTCGTAAACCAAGATTATTCACTTTAACCACCTCACTTTCATCTACTTAATTCGACAAAAGGAGATAATTTCCTGCATTATTAAATTTAAGCTATTCCTTACTTCGGTGAATAGCAAACCGTCCCGATCCATTCCTTTGTAGCTGGGATCACTACACCAGGAGGTGGTAAAGTTACAATGTGGTGTCACGTACACTCAGATTGAAACCAGGAATGGAGTATTGAAAAGAATCAACTATCGCTGACCCTTTTGTCAGTTTTCTATACTATTACTATAAACTGTTTTGTATATAGGTTACAGACATACAATTCACTGTCAATTTAGTGAAAGATTCATAGTTTCAGCGAATTTTATCATTCTTATCATTTCAGCATGCTTTTTATAAATATAACTAGCACTATAGTTTAATTCCTCTGCAATACTCTCTAGTGTCATACCGTCGATGTATTTCATTTTAAGTATTTGATTATCCAGTCCTTTAAATGTATTAACTAATTGAATAAGCTTTTCACGTTGTTCTTTTTTAAATGTAATGTCATTTTTGATTTTTTCAATTACTTCTTCTACTTTTGCTCCTAATGAATCTTCTTGTAATTTAACTTTTGCTAAATCACCCGATGTCCATCGTTTAAGCTCTATTTCTGTTTGTTCAAGATTAAATTCAAGATAGGCTAATTCTTCTTCTAATTTTTGATAATCTTTTAACCACTCATACAAACAAAAACACCTACCTTCTAAGTAAATATAAGAAAAGGTCAAGTATTTTCTATAAAATGCGTTACGTTCTGTTACATCTGTTACGTACTAAAACCCTTGATACGACTGAATTTCTAATGGTTTTCAAAGGTAACAGGTAACGCATTTACCCCCTTATTTTCTTACATAAGATAAACTTTTTGTTAAATAAATATATTTATTATATAAAGAAGTTGATTTTATCTGTTACCTGTTACCGACACCACTTCGACCCTTGATAATATTACGTTTTCAAAGGTAACAGATAAAGTAACAGGTAACGCATTTGACCTATTTTTTAATGAAGATAACGTAAAATGGTCACGATTTCAGCCATTTTCGTGACCAAATTTCGGTCAAACCCATTTTTGAAACCATTGATACAAAAGGATTTGTAAAACCACTTTGACCAAAAAACGGTCACGACCTTTTGACCATTCCTTGGGAAACGCGAAAAAATATTAATCATCCCCCCCAGATTTTACTTCTAATGGATTTTAGTTCGTTTACAATTTCTTTATTGTTCAACTCATTTTTTTCCACTTTTTCAATAAGATCATCTATACATTTTTCAAGTTTATTGATTTCTTTTATTGATTTAAGCATTCCATAAACCACTGATTTGTGAAATTTATCATCCATTTATTACACCTCACTTACAAATATCCTTTTATTTTTCCCATCTACCTTTTGTACTTTTGTATTAAATCCAAAAAATTGCTTAATTTGTTTGCTAAAACTAATATTACTAACAGGTTGAAAACCATTTTCCGAACAGTACAATTTATACTGAATATAAATGTCCCCAACGACACTACGCTCTAGATCAACATCCTCATTATTCACAAAACTAATAATCGGATTGTTTTCTTCCTGATATTTAGAAAGTTCATCTTCCACAGCTTTTGATTTCGTAAATTGATTATTTTTCAATAATCGTTTGAGAGCCGATAATCCCAAATTCAATATATATTGCATCGATTCTTCAGAAAGTAGCTTGTCCGTTATAAATGGGTCATAATCTTCATCCTGCGGACTGAATTTTGCTCTAAAGGGTACGATTTGTAATCGTCTCCCTAAACCATCCGTATAATCATTAATTCTCGGCATTTCATTGGCTGAAAAAATTAACTTTGCATAGTTAGTAAAATCAAATGGATCCTTTCCCTTTCTCTCAACGTTTAATGTCTCACCAGTAGAAAGCTTCTTGAAAATCGATGATTCCTTAATATATCCTTTTGAAATATCATCACCTATGTTAACGAGTTTTCCAAACAACTCGGCTGTTTTAAACCGTTGGTCCAATTCATTTAAGTCCAGGGAAGCAACATTATCTACACCGGCAAGCTTTCTAATGATTTTAAGAAATGAAGATTTCCCATTAGATCCATCACCAGTAAGAATGAATGTTGCAGCAAATTCATTTCTTCTAAATAAAATGTAACCAAGAATTTCTTCCAAAATGGCACGAATCTTTTTGTCATTGACTGCCATTTTATTTAATGTTTTATCTGTCACTTCATAATAAGCATCTTTAATGTAAGCGATTGGTATTTTATTTCTTGTAATAATTTCGGGTGTGAAATCTTCAAGTTCCCATGTATCTAGATTAAATACTCCATTTTTCACTACAACATATTTGGTAGATGAGAAATGTTTATCTTTTGCTTTCAGCTGCAGGTAAGCGAGTGTTTCTTGACGTTGCATTCTTTTTAATGATGGAATATGTTTAATCATTGCTTCTTCAATGTCAGATTGATGATCCGAATAAACACCATCCTTGTATATATGTAAAATGTTTGTGATTTTACATATATGATGTTCATTGATTAGGTAATCACCGAACTTTTCATGTTGGAAAGAACCCTTTATGAAAAAGGATTCTTTCATAAATGCATCATCACGTAAGATTATGTTTAGTTCAGACTGTTCAACTGGTTCCTCTAAAATGTATTGATTGATGATAGAGATTGTTTCTTTAATATCATTCTTGGCCATACCTTGTGACTGCATTTTTAAAATGTAAGTGAATAACTTATCATTTCGGCCATCACCTTCAACAAGATTATTAAGATTAGGATTTTTCTTATGATACGGATATAACCAACTAGGTAAAGGATCATGTTCATTTGCTTTGCGTAACCATTTTCGAGTTTTCCCATCAATCTTTAGTGGGTCCGCGGTATTTTTTATACCTAATTTATAGTCACACATAATCCCAATGTTCGAGTACCATTTGATTTTATTTGCAGTTAAATCATAACCTTTAAAATAAAAATGCATCCCTCCGGTTGTCTCCAAAACAGAACACTGTATATCCTTGTCTTCTATGATGTCTAACAATGTTTCAGCTTCGTCTATGTCATCAATATCAACCATGATGTACTCATCTTCTAAAATACCAACATATGAATCTTCTTTTCGTGCAGTATGATAGGATAATAGTTTTGTACCATCTTTAAATTTACTAGCAGCATGTTTACCTTTTCCTTTTAAATAACCTTTATACACAAACTATTCACCTACTTTCTAAATCAAACTCTTCTTTCATTATTGTTTCCTAAAACAATGTTTGTTGATAAAAACCTGTTTCTGCAGCTACTGGATTAATCCATAACACTTCTTGACGTTTTGCCCCTGCTTCAGCAGCCACATCCATTGTTTCCCTTTGCCAATGTTTCAATCTTTCATCATAAAGATGATGAGCATATCCAGAAAGAATAACCGGACCAGGATGAGAATCCAAAACCTCTAATAACTCTGCATGATCATCAAGTGTCATCTCGTGTTTATAATGACGTTTTGTCCGTGTCTCAATGACATAAGGAGGATCCGCGTAAACAAGAACCTCTTTTCTTTTGTATCTCTCAAGAAGCTTAACAGCTGGTTGATTCTCTATTTGTGCTTGTTTAAGTCTTTTGGCTACAATCATTATTTTTTCCGGAAGCTTACTCCACTCTTTTGCTACATCTGGTCCATTAGACGAAATAAGACTTCTCCAACCAGTTCGATCACTTGTTTTTGCTCCTATTGCTTGCCAGCACCTTACTAAAAATCTCCGTGCATCTTCTATTTCATTACCAGTTTCAAATTCATATGATTGATAATATTCCTCTCTTGAAAAAGGAGTCCAATCTATAGCCGTTGCCAAGTCATTTGGGTTATCTCTAATAACCTTAAACAAATTTACAACGCTACTATCCATATCATTTATGGTTTCAATTCCAGAATAAGGTTTATTAAAAAACACGGCTCCGGATCCAAAGAACGGCTCAAGGTATGTCTTATGCTCAGGCATATGACTAATAATCCAATCAGCCATACTCCATTTGCTGCCTGGATAATGCAAAATTCTTGGTATGGACATTTTGGTTTCCTCCTAACTATCAAACCTAATTGCTGGTATGCTGCTTTATTCATCCTTCACCTAAGAAATCATTTATTCGTTTAACTGCCAAATCCCAATACCACCAATAATCTAATTTACCTGGTATCTTCATTCCATTAACATCATCATTAACAATGAAACATCGTTCTGGAACAAAAGATATTTTTTCAGAAGAACCATTTTTAACTTTCATTAATTCCTTATCATTTTCATCTACACTTGCAAAAACACGAAAAACTTTTTCATTCATTCTTTTGGTCCCATAACGAGCATAATCATATTTATTACTGATCTTTACTATTTTTTGAAACTTAATTAGATCCTTACATCCGAATATGGTTTCTTCGGGATCGATGCCTTTTACAAAGTAATTAACAATCGCTTCATTAACAATGGGTAAATCATTATCCAAGTTATTAAGCTTTTTTACATATGAACCTTTTGATTTATAGTTACCGTCTTCATCTACCAGAATGTAATTGTTCACATCTTTTTGAATAACTTTCACGAAGTTATCGAACTCCAATTCCATCTTGGTTCGTTGTTCCCACTCATAACAAATATCATCAATCAGATCATAATCATCTTCTTTGTACAATTTAACTAAAACACCGTCGGTATTTGATTGGATGATTTGACAATATGGTTCAAGCTTTTCAATTAAATCAAGTAAAAGAGTCATTCCACCGATACAAACATTGTTTGCTTGTAATGGATCATAGAGTCCATTGTATTTATCCTTCATTGCCCCATATGTTCCATTTATAACAATTTTAAGAGGTGCCTGCCGTTTGTCTTTAGCTGCTTTATATTTAAGTCTGGTATCTCTTATTTCGCGAAACTTATCAGGATTTTTTACATTTCTACTAAGATAACCATACTCAATCATTAACGCGGGATAATAACTGGCCACATCGATATTAATAAAAAATCCAGTACCATAATAATTTGGTCTAGCGCCATGTAATCCACCCCAGGCAAATAAATGTGGTACACCTGCAATATCAATATCTAAGACTTTGTCATAATCACGATTTTCTTTGTAGAAATCTAAGACCTCAGTATATTTATTTATTTGTAATGTAGGTGGAAAAACAAAATCAAATTCATCATTCCGTAGTACCTTGGGTTGTTTTGCTTCAAGAATGACTGCACTAAGTTGCGCTTTAGTTTTGGAAATGTTTCTAATAGGAAGATTAAACATTTTTAGCAATTCCACTTGTGACTCAAATTCAGATATATTAGCTGTAAAAATGTGCATCGTTTCATGTACATCGTGACGGCAATATTTTATTACTTCCTCGATTTCTTCCTCTGTTAATTCCCTATCGATAGTAAAATCAACGGATGATTCACGAATATCATGCCCTTGAAACCCTTCGAGCTGTTTTAAGGATCTCAGTTTATTAGTCATGACATCAAAATTCAGTAGAGTTATTTTCCAAAAGTCTTTATAAAACTTCCAACCTGGTTCTTTTTTGACAATGATCCATTCATTTATTTCTTGAGGAGTAAAACCACATATAATTGCTTTTAAAATATATTGGTCATAGTGTCGTGAATTATATCCAATCCAAATGTCTTTTTTATGTTCATTGTAAAAGTCAATCAAAGCCTTTTCATTATTGACAAATACTTTTTCCGATTTGGTATCTGTGTCAGTAATAACAACTAACCAATCGTATTTAAATACCTCAAAGTCATAAAAGAGCATAATTTAATCACCTTTTTGTTTTCTTTAGCTCACCCATCTTGCTGTATATTTCAGCGATAATAATTCCTGTCTTAGTCAAATCAGCGTTATCAGAAATTAAATGATTTTGATTTAAACGAGCAAGTTGCCCTCTTGTGATCAGTTGTAAGTTTTCTAATGAAATGTTTTGCTTGTTACTGTCTAAAAATATAAGGCAATGCCCTTTTGGAACAGGACCGTATTTCTCTTCCCACACAACTTGGTGTTTGGGTCTCCATCGTTTATGCCAAGGTCCATCATTAGATACCTTAATCAAGATGTAGCCTTCATCATCAATTCTTTCAGTGCCAATGGGTTTATAATTAAATGACTTTTGACCCTTTTTGAATTGAGTATCAATCCCCCCAGTAGTAATACCCTTCTTGCCTTTGTTAAAAGGAGTATTGCCCTTCTTATAACGTGTATTTATTCCATTTTTTAAACCATTGTTTTTCATATATGATTTAATTTGACTGACACGTAAATTTAAGCCAAAATGTTCATTAACAAGTTGTGTAAGTTCCATACTTGTTCTCCCCTTAACATTTTCACGTATAAATTTAGCTTGTTTCGGTGTATAACTATGCCCCATACTATCCCTCCAACATTCTAGGTTTTTGAAGGTCTTTCGATTTATAATCCGTATGGAATTTTTGTGCTTTCAATACTAAAGTTCCATTTGAAATAATTTGGTTTGCGATACTTGTAACAGCCCTTGCACGTTCGATTTCTTCTACTAATTCCTCACCTTTTATATCCTCGTCACTTAAACGTTCCAACTGTGCAAATAAATGATTATTTAAATCACCAAGAGTATTTTTCATTTTATTCCCTCCTAAAATAATAGGGAGCTAAGCGCTCCCTGTTATTCAATTATTCAACTTCGAATACTTCTACAATTTCAAATGTGTCAAAACCACCCTTGTTGGTACCTTTTTCAAGAAGATATTCGAATTGACCATCAATTTCTTCATGAATATCTAGGATTAAATCAGCATATTGTTTGAATGATTTAAACTCCACATCATCCTTTTCACAATCCCACAAAGCACGAAGCATTTCATTGTTTTGATGCACCTGTAAACCAAAAGCTTTATCATTTTGTGGCTGCATTACTTTGTTATAGAAAATACGTTGGTTTTCAAATTCCCCAGCAACAACTTTGAACCATATTGTTAGCATCGGATCGCCTTTTTTAGATTCCGTTAACTCTAACTTTTCAACTGCAACTTCATATTTACCATCTGGAAGTGGTTCAAAATCACCGTTTCCACCGTTTTCTTCGACTTCCTTTACATCGGCTTGCAAAGACTCTAAATCTACTTGTTTATCAAATTTGCTCCAATCGAATGCCATAATTATTCAACCTCCTCATTTTTTACAGAAACAGTACCAGTATTATCAACGCTATATTCAACACCTTCATGTTGTTCCTCTGGGACTTCTTCTTTCTTTGGTTTAGATTCCATGATTTCTCTTGCTGTATCAAAGCTGAAAACTAAATCGATTAAAAAATAAGTACCGTATTTATTATGTTTTTCACTGATTTTGAAAGAAGTTAAATATATATCTTCCTTTGCTTCCTCGACTAACTTTTCAGCTTCTTCACGACTGTCAGCATAGTGTTGTTCCTTTGTATTTAGTTCTTTAACTGGCATTTTACATTTCTCCTTTTATACTTTTATTTTGTGTTTCTTTATAAATTGATTAGTGGTTATTTGCACACGTACTAACCCAATTCCAAATACGAGTCTTACTGAACGAAAGGTATATGGCCTATTAGCGTATTGGAGATTACCAGATTGATAATCTCTTTCTTGGCGAATCCCTCGTAATCTCCAATATCGTTTTTTCCGTTGCCTATTCATTAACTACGGTTTCTTCGAGTTCTACGTGTACGAGTTGGTTTTTCTTCCTCTTTATCTTTTGGACTATCTTCTTCACCTGGTGGTGTATCATCCTCAACTGGCTTACGTGATCTACGCTGACGTTTTGGTTTCTCCTCTTCAGATTCAGTTTCTTCTGCAGGTTTACGAGACCGTCTTTCACGCTTAGGTTTTTCTTCCTCTGCAGGTGGTTCTTTGTTTTCATCATTTTCTTTTAACCATTCTTCATAGTCCTCTTTAGTTCGTGGGTCAAAAATATCCTTTTCTAAGAAATCTAATGATTCACCTTTTTTAACTACAATAAAGTCACCAGTACTTTCGTGTTCAAAGTACATTGTTTTAGTAGCAACATTATCTTTTTCCTTTTTTCGAGATTCACGTTTAGGCTTGTCCTTTTCCTTAGTTTCTTTACCTTCTTGAGCAGCCTTTAATTCTTCAATAAAGGCATCATATTCAAGTGGAATTGTATCTACTTGCCAATCGTAACGACCACCACCGAAAACATTTTGCTGCTTTTTAAGTTGTAAAAATCTTTCATCGTCGGAATTTACATAAGCACGTAATGTTAAATCAACGGTACCAGTAAGAAAATTAGCAGTTTTATCATCAACATTTGGTTTAAAAGTTGTGCGCTTTCCCCCACCTTTTAGAGTGATTTCCGTTGCAATCTCCTTACTGATATAAATTACTTGATAACCTAGTGCTTTCAATCGTTTAATCGCATTGTTAAATTCTAATTTAACTTTGTCCCATCCTTTACCATAACCGCCATCAGATTCATGCTCCCAACCATTTTTATCAAATACATACACCCTGCAGTGATCACGTAAATCTTCAACTAGATCCAATGCAACTGCTTCAAAATCATTCTCTTCTGTCTCCAAATCATGAATAGCATCTAAGAAAACGTCCCAGGCTAATTTACGTTCAGTAATTCGTCCTTTTTTAGTAACCTGATCTTTAATTCGAATGACAGGTGCAGTGGTGTTATCTGTATTACCATCAGTATTTAAGAAAAGCACATTTGGAAATTTATCTACAAATGTTGATTTTCCAACATATGAATCTGCATAAATCCAAAAGTCTGGTTTAGTATCAATCTTTCTTTCACGACGTTCATTTTTAGGTAAGGCCATTAATATCTCTCCTTTTTCATCTTGAATAGCTTCTAAATAATTGGGCTTGAACCGTGGATTACAACTAAAGCATTTTCCACTTTTATTTCTTCTAGAAAAATCCTTTGAATCTTCAATTTCTCTAATATTGTTTTGAAAATAAACAGTTTCCATTTCATTGAATTCAATCGGCACAAATTGCAACGCACTTGCTTCAACAGCCTCTACAATCCGTTTACGAAAATGAAATAAATCTTCATCCTTTTTCTGTTTAATGCTTGTCTTAGGAACAAACAAATATGCTAATCGTTTAACATCGAATCCATCTTGCTCTAAGTAGTCTTTATAGATATGTAGCTGACCCGAATCTAGATAGTTTTTAACATTATTTGAGTATTTAAAGTCAACCACCATACAGGTATCATCTGGAGCCTTTAGGATTAAATCAACATACCCAACGTAATTAGGATGATCGATTTTGTATTCATGTATAAACTCGAATCCTTCAAATTGATTTAAAAATTCTTTCACCTTTGGAATCAATATTTCTAACTTTAAAGCTTCTTCAATGATTGCATCCGTCAATACCGGAAAAGCATTGTAGTATTCATTAATTGCCGTTTCAACATCATGTTCGATTCCAGAATGAAGAGCATGTCCAATAATCAGTGGATTAGCTGCATTCGTTAAATCCTGAATTTCTGTTAATCTATCAATGTATTTCAGTTTAAAATGATAGGGACAATCATTGAATAGTGATACTCGACTATAGCTGTATTGAGTCATTGTTTCACCACTTTCAATAAAGCAGTATTAGAATCCTCAACACATTTTAAATAGCTTTTAAGGTCGCTCACGTCCTTTTTATCAATGAGTAATTCATTCCTATGGATAAACAGTAAAGCTGATAAAATGCTATGAGAATAACCCTTAAATCTCCATTTTTTTGAGGTGGATTTATCTACATGGTTTAAAACTTCTTCGTATCGTTCAATAACAACATTCATACTGTCATACTCTTTAATACGAACATTTCCAACCGTTAAAATAACCTTCTTTCCCTTTACTTCATTCATCCGAACCACCTCGTTTTCCAAGACTCAAAATCCTTTGGTCTTAAAATATAAGCTTCTCCACCAGAATCTTTAATTTTCCGAATGTTATAGAGTTGTAGTTTTGAAGGTGTCCCAACATCCGTTTTTAATTCAATTCCATGAAAAGTACCATCTATACAAGCTAATATGTCTGGAATGCCTTCTTTGGTGTACTGACTCCCTGCCCAATATTTCACGTGCCATACATCATGTTCTTTCAAAAACTTAATTACTTTAGCTTGAAACTGTGATTCTCTCATTTAACTCACCTGTCAATCTCATGAATGCTTCTTTATCACCATCATCTAGTGCCTTATCAATGGCATTCTTCAAGTTGAACACCTCAATTTCTTGCATTAATTGGTCTATTTCAGATGGTTCATTTTCTTTAATAATTAAGCTAGACCCTATTACACCTTTTAATGCTAAATACGAGTAGAGCAGACTAGCCATTTGATCTCTTTTTTGTTCAGGATTCATAACACTCACCTCATTTCACTTTGATTGTGAGACTTGAACTTCTATTTGTGATTTTCGGATAATCTGTCATAAGTTCTGCAAATAGTTCTGGCTCTTCATTTTTCAACCTAGTTGTATCTAAAGACCTACTTGTACTAGGTGCTGTTCGAGTGATTTTAAGTAAATCATTATCAATCGACTTAATTCCAAACTCGTCCATTGCTTTTCCTAGATCCTCTTTAAGTTTGGCAGTTTGCTCCTTTAATAATTTTTCTTGCTGAATATGTTGAGCAACATTGGCCATCAACATCATATGCTTGCTTTCAAATGCTTGAATTTCATTACTCATTTACATTTCCTCCTTCTCAAATAACGCATCTGTATAATCTTTTCTTTCTTTCAAAACATCGAGCATTCGCCACTCAATTGATCCAGCAGTTAACAGATAATAATAGAAACAAGGTTTATCTTGTCCTATCCTATGGATTCGTTTCTTACTCTGTTCAAACAACTCACTTTTATCGGTAAGTGTGAAGTAAACAATTTTATTTGCTTTTTGTAAGTTCAATCCCATAGCACCTGCTTGATATTGAATTAAAGTGACACTATTTTCATATTCTTCATAAGCTGATAGATCTTTTAAATCGCCATTTACAGTACTAATTGGTTTATCAATCATGTCTACAAGAGAAGCATATTCCTTCTTAAAGTTGTAAAAAATGATGATTCTATCGTTTGTACTATCTATAAGGTCCTTTAAATAATGAAGCTTATTTTGGTTATAAGAACCTGCCAGTTGACGTAGGTATAACTTTTTACTTGTAGGAGTATCACCAATTAATAAATCTTCACCTATTTCGATAATGTGATCTTTTGCAAATTGTTGATATTCCTTAGTACATGGTATTTTTACTAGCTGATCATTTACTTTTGGAAGATCAAATACTTCCTCTGTTTTCATAAATATTGCGCCATGTTTTTTTAACTTAGCTTTTAATCGATCAACATTTTTGTACCCAGTGATTTTATATTTTTGATTTAGATCGTCCCACTCCTGGACAACAAATTGTTTCAAAAATAGTTTTTTACTAATCTTCCAACCTAAAAGGTGTAACTGACTCCATAACTCTTCATATTTTCCACCAGTCGGTGTTCCAGATAATAAAATCACGTTGTCGGCATTAAGTTTTAGAATATATTTGGTACGATTGGATGATTCATTTTTAATCATTGATGACTCGTCCAGCATGAGTGTGAAATTTTTTAATTTAAGTAATTCCGGTCTTCTCCAAACCTTGTCATAGTTGATTATTAATACAGACTCAGGTGGGATTTTTTCAATCTTTTGTTGATCAAAAACAATGACATGGTATTCATAGTGATCTTCAAAATGTTTTTTCCAGTCATCAATTTTTGACTTTTGACATATTACTAGATTGAATGGTGTATTTAATTCCCACATTTTTTCTGACCCTACAAATGTTTTTCCAAGACCCATATCTAGATAGTAAGCAACTCGATTATTTTCATAGGTTTCATTTAATGCTCTATCCTGGTGTGGAAAAAGTTTTATTGCTATCACCACATTTCATGCTATACTGTCTGTGAATAATTGTTTTAAAAGGGCCACTCTGCCAAGTGGTCTTTTTTTATGCCTTAAACCATGAAATACTTACTTTAACTGTTAAATCCAAATCACTTACTTTAGTTTCGAAACCTAACTTTTGAAAATGTTCTACAACTTTATTTGTGATTGAACAGATATTTTCGATCTTGCCAATTTCAAGATCCGTACAAAAGTAACCTCGTCTAGCTGCCGTTTGAATTTCATTTTCTAAATTTCTAATAAACATATTTGATAATTCTGGAATACTTGAATTGGTTAATTTCTTTGCTTCTGCTGCGTTCATTTATTCTCACCTCTCCTTTACTCATAAAGATCAATATCTTCTAAACCTGTCCAATACTCTTCACCTGTGCTATCGGACACTCTGACGTCCACACCAGTTGGGTATTCTTTAGCATCAATAATCGTAAAACTTTTTGTGATCGTTCCTTCTTTACCAATTAGATCAGCACGCTTTTTAAATCCATCTGCCACTATTCTCACCTCCCTTCAAATATTCCATTTACTTATCATCAAATTTCGCCATGTGGCTAAAAAGGAAGCCTGTTAGGCTTGTTTAAATGTTATATCCGATAACTTAACTTCTTTTAGTTTTTCGTTTAACTTTACTACTGCTACCGGATATGCAATTACTCCCCCAGGATGACCACCAATCATTGGTGAAGGTTCTATAACTCCTGAATATTGATAAACTCCTATAAACTCTGCTTCAACCAATTCAGTTTTTATTTTCACGTAACACTCTTTATCCAATGTATTCAACTCCTTTATGAAGCTAACGACATTACTTATTTATCTGCCATAAAGTCGCCAATCATGATGCCAACTAAAATTACCAACGCTGTAAAGAATGGTAGTGCTTCTATTGGCATTTGATTTAGATCACCTCCTTTTCACATCTATTAAGCCATTGATGAAAACTTTCTTTTCTCACCCTTTTTGAAACTCCAATTGCTATACAAGGAATACCTCCATGAGATGGCGATAATTTAAACAATTCATAAACTCTTCTTCGTGAAATATGTAGATATTCTGAGATGTGTGCTGCAGTCATTATTTCCGGATATTCTTCTAACGACTTCCCCATGCATTTGCACCCTTTCTTTTCTAAAATTTTTTAGCCTGCTGTTTTTATCAATTCAAATAATTCCCTTGGCAAAATTTCTTTTGCTGCTGCTAATCTAAATTGATTAGTATCTATGTCTAGAATCTCAGCCAATGCAATATTAATTTCATCCTTTGCTGGGGGGATTTTTCCATTCTGTAATTTACTAAGGATTGATTTATCTAAACAAATATCTTTTTTTGCCAATCGAAAAGAGATTTGAGTTAGAGACAAACCTTTTTTTGTTATCCCCCGTTTTAGTAATGTTTGATAATCCATTTTTTCACCTCCCACACATTACCATATGACGAAAAATTCTACTGTTGATTATTTCGTCACCCTGTACATTTATATTAACAACGACCGTTTCATAATGTCAATGACGAAAAAGTCACTTATTTAAAAAAACGTTGATTAAAAAGTCAACAATATGATAATATTATAGATGAATACAAATAACGGAGGATGAATTATGGATTATTCAGAGTTAGTTGACTCTTACATTAAGCAAAGTGGCATGAGTTTAGCTGAAATTGCAGAAAGGATGAAAAATGAAAAAGGAGTAAAAGTAGATCGAACTTATATATCTAAGCTGAGAAATAGTCCAAAATACGCAGCTTCAGAAGAAATAAATCAAGCTCTTGCAGAAGTAACTGGTGGTGATCCAAACCGACTCGTTTGGGCAGGTTTAATTTACGGATCCCATCCAAGTGTTAGGGACATTCTTATGCTTATAGATGATGAAGTAATTATTAAAGCAATGAACCTTATGAAAAAATATCCAGGGTATTTTAATTTATCTGATGAAGAACAAGAAGAGTTTGAAAATGAGCCTGATGTTATCGATTTCTGGGATTCATTAGAGAAATCCCTGAAGAAAGAAAAAAATCCAATTGATAATTATATTTATGAACAATCTCAAAAAATGTCTGAACACATATACGAGCCAGCTGCTTATAATGTGGATTCTATGGTTAAAATCCCAGTTCTAGGATGTGTACAAGCTGGTCAACCAATTGAAATGATTGAAAATAATGAGGGGTACACCTTGGTTGATCCTATTATCTTACATGGAAAACGAGGGTTTGCTCTTAAGGTAAAGGGTGACAGCATGATAGGGGATCGTATACATGATGGAGACATTGTGATTGTTGCGAAACAAGAGGAAGTTTATCCTCACGAAATTGCCGTTGTAGCTGTTAACGGAGATCACGCTACTTTAAAAAGAGTTAAAAGGCATGGTGACATGTGTATGTTAATCCCATCTAACCCAACGATGGAACCGCAGTTGGTCCCAGCAAAGGATGTTCATATAATTGGTAAGGTAGTTGAAGTTAAATTCTGGCCAAATAAATAAGGAGGATTTTTTATGAAAGGACATTTTTACAAACCTCATTGTAAATGTGTTGATTCAAAGGGTGAAAGCAAGAAAACAAAAAAATGTTCTTGTGGTGCAAGTTGGTCGTATATTATCGACATCGGAACAGACCCAAAAACAGGTAAAAGAAAACAAAAAAAGAAAGGTGGATTCAAAACCAAAACCGAAGCTCAAGAAGCTGCCGCCCTTCTAATTGCAGAATTAACTCAAGGAACATATGTGGAAGAAAAAAATATTTTATTTGAAGAATTTGCTTATGAATGGTTAGACATGTACAAAACTTCTGGAAAGCCAAAAAAACCAGGTACCATTCGTATCCGCAACCATGAGATTAAACGATTATTGGATTACTTCGCTAAGTTAAAATTAAAGGATATAACTAGAAAAATGTATCAAAATGCTCTAAATGACTTAAAAAAACGTGGTTTCGCTGAGAACACCTTAGATGGTGCACATCGAACTGGAAGGATGATTTTTAAGAAAGCTATTGAATTAGAATTGATTAAAAAAGATCCAACTGAGTTTGCTTATGTTCCGAAAGATGAAAAAACAATCGAAGAAATTGAACAGAATGAAGTACCTAAGTACTTGGAAAAGAATGAGTTATTGTTATTCTTAAAAACTGCAGAAGAACAAGGTATGGAACGTGATTATCCAATATTCAAGCTTTTAGCTTACACAGGGATTCGTGTAGGAGAATTGTGTGCATTGATGTGGAAGGATATCGATTTCGAAGAGGGAACGATTTCTATTACAAAAACATATTACAATCCAATAAATAATATTAGAAAGTATCAGTTAGTTCCACCAAAAACGCAAAAAGGTAAAAGGGAAATTGACGTAGATAAGTCTGTTTTAGATTTGCTTGAAAAACATAAAGTTGCACAAAATATGGTTCGAATGAGACATAGAAAGACGTACCATGATAAAGGCTTTGTTTTTGCGAAAATGGATGACAAGAATCCTGGTTACCCGGAGTTGATAAAAACAATTCAAAACCGAATGAATCGTTTATTAAAACTTGCTGGACTTAATCAAGATCTCACTCCACATTCATTAAGACATACTCACACATCATTACTTGCTGAAGCCGGAGTAGGATTAGAACAAATTATGGAAAGATTAGGTCACTCTGATGATGATACAACTAAAAATGTCTATCTTCACATTACTAAGAGCATGAAAAAAGAGGCTTCCCAAAAGTTTGCTCAACTAATGGAAAACCTCTAA